AATGCTAGTAAACACGCAGATGATCCAGAATTAACAAATACTCCAAATTTCTTGCTAAATTCTTTTGCTATTTTTTCTTCAAATTCAACAGAACGAGGACCAAAACCAGCTAGCCAACCATCTCTAAGACATTGTTCTACTGCTTTTATTTCTTCTTCTCCATAAGCTTCCAACTTATTAGGAGCATACCATACTTTTTTAGATTGTTTCATAATATTTATTTTGTTTCTCTTGTTTTTCAATTGTTTTAGGATGATGAAATGCAAATTCTTCTTTAGGGGGTAGATGTGAATATTGTTTCATTCCTTTAATTTGTTCGTGTACATTACCTTTCCATTCTATCATTGGAGATCTTTTATATATCCTACCTTGATAGTCAGGCCAATTAACCCATCCATCTTCATTAACTACCCAACGCCATTTCTGTATATGACTTTCTGTTAATCCTTCTACTGTATTAATTCTTGGTACATATATTAATTCTGTATTTGGATTTAATTCAATTATTTGTTTAATATTTTGTATAAGTATAGATGATGGTAATTCGTCTGCGTCAATATTAAAGATCCAATCGCAATCTTCAAATAAATGATATCCTAAGTTTTTAAATGATGCAAAATCATTGTTTAAGTTACCATATATTAATCTAAATGAATCATTATCTGGTATTAGAAACTGATGGCATAAATTTTCTACTTCTTTAGTACAATTTTCTTCATCTAATAATATTCCAATACAATCACTTTTTTCTATATTTGTACGAAGGAGAACTAGTAATTTAGCTAATTCATCATACTCATTACAAGCTGTTATAAAATATCCTATTTTCATATTGTTTTTAATTTAGGTAATTCAATTTTATTTAATGTTGGAAGATTTAAAGGTTGTTGTATTGGAATTCCTCCCATATTATTTTCTATTTCATCAAATAATGTATTATATATATGAGATACAGCTGTTTCTGAAAAATTATCATATGAATATTTAATATGTTTTCTAGATAGTGATAAAAACTTATTATAATGTTTAAAAACTTCTTTAAATGCTTTCTTTGCATATCCATAATCTACTGTAAACCATTTTGCTCCTTCAATCAAAAATTGATTTCTTGCACTAGGATGTATATCTGTTAAACTCCCTGGAAGATTAATCATAAATTCTTTATTAAGAAAATCAGCTGGGCCTGAATAACGAGGTGATAAAATTGGTTTTCCAGTACTGGTGAATTCTAATAACGGTCGACCAAAACCTTCTCCTTTTGTAAATGATACCATAGCTTTAACTTTTGGATGATTATATAATGCATTCATTTCATTATCTGTTAAATCTCCATGTAGTATATATATGTTAGGTAGTTTTGTATTCTTAGGATACAATTTTCTTAATTGTTCTATATTTCTATCTATATTAGTTCTATCGACTACTGAATATGTAGCACCGCTGGTTTTTAATATTAATGCTGGTTGTTTTTGTTTATTTTTAAATGTTTCAAAAAATGTATGAATCATTCCAGTTATATTTTTTCTATCTTCTCCAATACTTCCTTGTAACCAATGTCCTACAAATAAAAAACAAAATTGTTCATTTATTATTGATGATAGTTCTATTATATCAGCTGATTTATTATTTTTATTATATACATTACTATCAAAATATTCTGGAACTACTTTAATTATTGTATTTATTTGTAATTTATGTTTTTCTGCTGTATTTACAAATACTTGTTTTGTAAATTCAGAAGGAACTATAATTAGTTGCATTTTATTAATTGACTCAATCCATTCTTGCGGAGCAATATCTCCTTCAGTTCCTGCAGTCACTCCAATATTATATTTTCCTATTGGTTGGAATTCATTAGGAACTGTTATTTGTACCCAAATATCTGGTTGTTCTTTTAATGGTAATGGAACTATATTTTTAACCCATTCATGTGGAATTGGATATGTAAATGGAGTATGTCCCCATGGCATTGATAGTAATTTAATATCCCATTCATTTCTTTTAAACTTAAAAGCGTGCTTAATAAACTCTCGAGCATGATGCCCATATCCTGATTGCGTAGCTACTGGACTTGAAATAACACATTTTCTCATACTATACCCATTTCTTTATATTTTGTTGATTCTGACTTATATAATACATATTTTGGTCTTTCTTCTTTATTTTGACTAAATAAAAAGTTTATCATATCTACCATCTTATTTGCCATTTGCTTCGAAGTTAGGCCATGAGTTAAACAAAATTCACGACCTGCTTTTCCATATTCATTTCTTTTTTCTATAGGAGTATTATACCATTCAAGTATTTTACTCGCAACATCTTCAAAATTTACACGATCGTCAAATATATATGGAGTCATGGGAGACCCTTGTAACGATCTATTAGATGGCCAAACTGCTTTACCCCACACACCATGTTTTTTATATTTTTTAGTATGATTTGTTGAAAATTTATCATCAAATGTAATCCATTCTCCTTTTTCATTTTCAAATCTCAATTGATCCTGCAATCCTCCAGTTACATTATTAATAATTGGAGTTCCTGCTAATAATGATTCTGTACTACTTAGTCCCCATCCTTCATTAGAAGCTATATTAATTGTAACATCAGCAACATTATATAATGCATTTAATTCTGGTGATCCTACTTTATGTTCTGAAAATAATATTTTACATTCTGAAGCAACGTTTTCGTGTATTGCTCGTAAATCTGTTCCATTATTATCAACAATTTGAGTATGCATCACTAATGCTACATCATCTTTTTTATCATCTGGTAATAACGATCTAAAATGTTTAAATGCTAGAATAACATCGCCTGGTAATTTTCTTCTTATATTTCTATTATTCCAAAATAATACAAATGAAACATTATTTTTAACTTTTATTTCATTATAATATTTTTGATATAATTCATTAGTCTCTGGAATTGGTTTATAAACTGTATCATTTAATCCGTGTGGTACATATCCAGTTATAATTTGATTCCAATCTAAATCTTGATTTGAAGTTGAATTTGTATCGTAATCTAAAATTTTAAAATTATTTTGTTTTAAAACTTCACGATGTATATTATCAGACTGTTTTGATATACCCATTATTAAATCACAACTTCCATAGAAAGGAGAATTCCACATTGGATATGGTAAATCATCCCAAATAGAATAATATATAAGTGGAATTTTATATGTAGTTTTAATTTCGTGTTCTAATTGATATAACCATTCCCAATATCTAGGATCAGTAAAATGAAATATTGCATCTGGTTTTTCATTATTTAATACTGTAAATAATACATTTCTATCTCCATATCCATTATATGGAATAATTTTAACGTCTGCGTCTTGTACTCCTGTTTGTTTACGGACGTCTTGAGATACATCAAACGCTTTTCCAGCATCTGGATGATTTACTGCAGCTCCTATTTGTACCCAATCATAATGTTGTACTGTGTGTAATATAATTTCTTTAGAAATTGTTCCAATACCAGACGGTAATCTAAAATCGTCTGCTAATAATAATATTTTTTTCTTTTTCTTTTTTACAGGATTAATTTTTGTAAGTTTAGGCAACTCCATATATTCCTTTATCCTAACACCACTACTGGCTTTTTTAATTTATTAATTTTACTATATGCAGTCTGTAATTGTGGATTCATATTTTTTTCATTGCTTAAAATAATCAAATAGTCACAATTTTCTGCTAATAATCTCATTCTATGTAATAATTGAGAAAAATGATATTGTTTACCATAATATCCTTCTGGTAGCGCTGAATATAAATTATATCCTGTATATGATGGATTATATTCTTCATATTGTAATCCAAATTCTAATGTATACTTTCGAACCATATAATTAGCTCCTTCATTACCACCAGCTCCAACAATTATTAATTCATTTTTAAACTTTTGTTTTAATTCAGTTAAAACTTGTTGTACTTTTCTTTTATTTTGCCATTCTTTGTTTCCAACAATAGCAATTTTAGTCATTTAAAAGTTCTTTTTTATTTTTACCTTCTGTTCCAACATGAGATAACATCATTTTTAAAGCTTCTAATTTATCTTGTGCATCTGCAAATTGTGCTACTATAGTATCCATTTCTTCTGTGTGTTGTGGATGTTCTCCTATACCAACAGAATTTGTTAAATATATATTTAGTCTTGCAACTGCATCTGCTTTATCTGCATGATATTTTGCATATAATGCATCTAATAATAATCCATTCATATTTTCCTTTTTTTTTATTATAATAAAAATTATTCACGAATCCTATTTTCTTTAGGACAATTTTCATAATCCATCTTAAATGGACACCACTTACAATGTTTTGCTCCTTTACCAGCTATAGCTAAATAATTTTTATCTTTTTGCTTATTACCATCTTTGTCAAAACAATATTCAATAAATGTATCAATACTTCGTTGTATTTTTTTTCTTGTAACTGAGCCAGATGCAGGATTTAATAGTTGTATCCGTTTTTGTGGAAACATTGATTCTTCTAATAGTTTTCGTTTAACTATAAAAAATTCAATATCAATATTATCAATTGGTATTCCAAACTGATCTGAAAAATATTTTTTATATGCAACTAATTGAGCTGCTTTTAATTTGTCTGCTTTTTGATATTTATTCCAGCCCATTCTACTAGTTTTAATATCTATTATCTTTATTTTATTTTGTACTGTATCTCTAACTACTATATCTATGAATCCGTACCAATATACATTTTTATTGGTAGGAGAAGCAGGGACTCCTAACTCTACTTCGATTCCAACAAGCTCTTGATTCTTAGTTGAAAAATATTGAGCTCTTCTTTTAGTAAACCATTCTAATATTCGTACACCATCTTCTAAATGTTCTGCTAATTCAGTTGGAGTAGAAAAATGTTCTCCATTATTTGCCTTGACACCTTTTTGATATTCTATCTTTAAACATGTTAATAACATATCACGAAGATCAATATTATTAGCTGCTTTAACAGAGTCAGTATACATTACAGTTAAATATTCTTGCAATGTTTCATGAAATGCTGTTCCAAAACATGTTGCTATACTATGAGTAAATGGAGCTAATTTGTCAATATAAGAAAGCTTCCATTGTTTAGGACACTTTTCAAACATAGACCATTGTGAATAAGATATCTTAGCAGGAACCTTAGATACATCATTTAATGATAATTTATATACTGGATTTATATATCCGCTTTTCATATTATGGATATAAAATAAGATCTTGTTTACATTCTAAAATAAGATCATCTTTTATTTCAGAAATTTTATCATAAAACTTTTCAACGGCTTCATCATATGCATATTGATCTTCATTATCTTCAAAGTCATCTTCATCTGGATATTCTGGTAATCCATCGTCTTCGCAAATAAATTCAGATCCGTTTTGATTAGCATACCCTCCAGAAACATGTAAATATGCTTCATCTTCACTTCTAGCTTCCATTTCAAATTCTCCTCGCTTTGTAAACCAATCTGCTATTTCATGAAATAATTCTTCTGGTGGATACCATGCAGAATCAAATGTTAAATCAATTATATCATCATCTACTTGCCAATCATGTACAAAGCACCATTTTGCTCCTACATTTTCAGTCATCCAATCTCTAGTTAAGTTGTCTTTTGGATAATCTTTATATAATAATCCATATAAATTGTCAGCTAATAAATCACTTTTTTGTCTCCAATCTGCTTTTTCAACTTCTGGTGTAAATAATTTATCTGCAAAGCTTTTTAGAAGTTTTTTAGATGCTTCTATACTCACAACTGTATATACGTTATTTGCCATAATATTTTTTATTATATTATAAGAAATTATTCGGATTGATCCAAATATTCTGTGAGATATATATCTATTAAATCTTTTGTCTTTTTTAGATCTTCTTCGAATTGTCCTTTTTTTCTACATCTAACAATTCTTTTAACAATATCAAATTCATATGAATTCAAATCCCATTCTTCACAAAATT